CATTCTCGTCTGCCTGCTTTGATGCTGTGTCGATGAGTGCTATCTGACGCTTAACGTCCTTCTCCTGCTGCTGATAAAGTCCCTGCTCAAGATCGTATGCCTGAGTAGATGTGATGTCCTTGCCACTCTCAAGTGCTGCCTGGGCGATCTTACCTCTCTCGGATGCCTCAGCGTCCTCGGAGTTCATTACTTCTTTAGCAAGTGCCTTGAGTCCGTCTGCCTTCAGTCCCTGCTTGATCTGATCACCACGCTGTGCTGTGCTGATAGTCCCAGGAAGTCCTGTAGTTGCAGTGAGGAGTGTAGTCGATGCTACAGTCTCAAGGAGTTCGCTTGTACTGAAACTCTCCTTAGATATCTTCTTTACGCCTGTGAGATCTCCTGCAAGATCATCGCCTATCTCGTCTGCTTTGGCCGTGTCACCTGAATAGTAGGCAGCATAGAAGTCTCGCATCTTAGTAGCGAGTTCCTTTGCTTCCTTGTCTCCAAGGCCATTCGCCTTGAATTCCGCTGCAAGTTCGTTGATATAACTGTCGGAGTTGAGCCTTGCTGTCAGGGCCTCTGCCTGTTCTCTGCTCGTGATCTCCGGAAGATCAGACATAAGTGATTCTTTCGCTCTCGCTCTGACGTTACGGCCATAAGCGATATCCTTGATAAACGGATCAAGGCCCCACCCTGCGAGTTCCTCAGCGTTCTCCTCTGCCGTACCACCAAGCATCCTGAGTCCTGCGTAGACTACATCAGCAGCCTTGCCTCTCATGTTCTTAGTGAAAGCGTTCGCAAGTTTCTCGCCTGCCTTGATTCCGCCTTTGCCTACGAATCCTTTAGCAAGTCCTACGCCTGGGAACATCAGCTCAGTGCCTACTTCCTTCAGAGCCTGAAGGCCAGCGTAAAGTCTATCCTCGTTCTCTGTCGCTCCTTCTTTTTCCGCCTGGCCTCTTGTTGTTCCATATGTCCTTGAGAACATAGAAGCGAGAGAGCCAGCCTGTCCTGTTCCTGTGAGCCTACCTATGGCAAGGTCTGTTGCCATGCCGGTTCCTGACTCGGCAGCTCCATAGATAGCCTTCTGAAGTCCTGAGGAATTCTTAGTCTTCTTATCGAATTCTTCCTGACGTTTCTCCTGCTCTGCGTTGAGTTTCTTCCTCTCTTCATCGAGCTGCTTGGAAGTCTCAAGTGTTCCCTTTGCAGCCTTCCTTGTCTCCGCCTTGTTGTCTATCCCTGCGCTGAGTTCTGCTGCCCTCAGCCATGTATAGTTTCTCTGCTCGTTGGAAGTGAGTCCGGACAAAGTGTCGAGCGCAGCCTGAGCATGGCCTGATGCCGCATCAAGGGCTCCTTTCTTCGATGCTGATCCTGTGTTCTTAACAGTCTCAGCAAACTTGCTGTCCTTATTCTTCTCCCTTTCCTCAAGCATCTTCTTCGCTGTAGGAGCTGGATTACGCTTGAGTCTCTCGTTCTCTCTCGCCTCTCGCATCTCGACAGCCGTAGCAAAGGTCTGTCTTCTGTCGATTGGAGCCTGTTCTCTGCCTCTTGTATTCGAGCTGTTGATCCTGTTGCTTGTGCGAGTTGCTCTCTCAGGAGCCTTGGAATTATTGCTCCTGTTTACGATGTTCCTCGTTGTAGCATAAGGATTGGTCCTCTGTGTCTGTGCCGGTTGCTTGGCCTTTCCGCTGCTTGTATACCCAGCGGATCTGCTTACCTTCTGCTGTACATCCTGCCTCGTCAGGCCACCGGTCCTTCCGCCACCATTCTTATTTGAAGAAACAGAAGACTGGCTCTTCTTAGTTGTCGAGCCAGTCTTTTCGTCCTTCTTCTTCTGTCTGAGCGCATTAAGTTCTGCGCCTCTTCCTCTTCTCGCCATGATATCTGTCCTTTCTACTGCTTTACGCCTATGTAGCCATCTTGGCCGTTGGGCATGTTATTTATTTCTTTTTCTTGCTTACCTTCTTCTGGAAGTCCGCTATAGTCATCTTCGATTTGCCTGAGCCTGTGCTGTATGCATACTGTTTGCCGTTTGGTTTGTCGGCTCCGTATGCACCACCCCATGCCTTAGCGGATGAGAGCTTTGGTGCTGAGTTTGTGCTGCTACTGCCACCGCTTCCGCCAGCGGATGAGTAGCCACCACCACCACCACCTGATCTACGGCCACCGCCACCGCCTCTGCCTTTGGCTGCAGCGTTCTGTGCGTAGAGTGCGTTGTTGTAATCCAATGCCCACTGATACTGACTGAGAGCGTCCTGATACTTCTGATAATTCTGACTGTACAGCCACTGCTCATCGCCTACCTTGTCTCGGTATGCGTTGTAGTTCTGTGACCACTGCCACTGCCTATCGCCTTCAGTATCTCTGAATCTGCCATAGTCTGTGTCATCAGCATCCCTTAAAGCGTTGTATGTTATTTGAGCCTTGTTGAATGCGTTCTGCTCAAGGTCCGGAATCAGAGCAGCGAGTTCCTGGTTGTACTGGTTTCTCGCCTGCTGTGCTGCTGATACTGCATAGGATGTTCCGTATCCGCCATTGAGCGATGCTGCATCAGCGAGTGTGTTCTTCGCTGCCTCGTTGCCTCGCTTTCCATACACCTTCGCTAAGGCCTGATAGGACGCATCCTGCATCGGATCATATTTCCAATTCGTAATAGTATTGAGCGAGCTGTCGAGCTGATCGCCATACTTCGACTCGTATGTACCGATCTGAAACTCTTCAGGAGCCTGGGCCTGTTGTTTGTATTCAGGCGCTGCAGCTGGCTGGTTGACAGCCACATAGCTCGGTTTGTACTTGGCCATATATATCTCCTCTCCCTGTGTCAATGTTGTCTATACACAGACAGAGTATAATTTTGATACTCGATTTTCTCCCCCCACTAAAAAAGGGCGAGAGATTTTACGCCCTCGCCTCTTTTCCGTAGGTTCATTGAAAATTTACCCTACATTTTTTCAATCATCTCGATGAGTTCCTTCTTGGTATGATCGTCCACACCTTCGCTGGAATATCTGCCCATAGCGTCTCTTCTCGCTCCTGGGCCTCTGCCTCTCGCATATGATCCGTCAGGACGAACATATCTGCCATCATCGTATGAGCTTTCTCCGTCATATGACGATCTTCTGGAATAACCACCCATGCTGTAGCTTCCGCCTTCTCCCTCTGACATCTCTTCCGACTTCAGAAGATTCTTCTTGGCATGAGCAAGCGTGTCTACATACTGGATCTCCTGCATGGAAAGTTTGCTTCCTTTACCGGCCTTGCGTTCGATCTCTTCAAGCTCATCGCATATGTATTCTATAAGTTTATGCATTACGGTTCCCCCTTTCCTACGCTATCCTTGTGACTGTCAGGTTCGCATTCTGTACGTTGATCGCAGGTGCCGGAGTTGTCGCTTGTGTCGCACTCTCGGATGTGTTCTCAACAGAGAGATTGAAGCAGCATCCTCTCGGCACTGTGATGATCGCTGTAGATGTAACATTAAAGTATTCATCTACTGCAGCAGGAGTGACTATCGCTCTTGATGTGAGGATAGGCTCTCCGTCAAGAGCAAGTGCTACGCTGATAGGCCCTACTGTTCCGCCTTCAGGTACAGCGATGTTCCCATTGAATGTCACCTGGTATCTCGCAAAGCAAGCGCATGAATTCTTGACGATGCCTCTGAGAGTAATAATGCCACTTTCAGGTCTGTGGTATACATAACCATTTGGACATCCTATTGATGTCCTCAGGAGTACAGGCTGGTTAGGCTGCACCACCTGGATATCATTGTTAAGATACTCTGCCATGATCGTCACCTACCTTTAGAATGCTCCACCGCATCCACATCCGGCATTGTTGCCACCGCATGTGAAGATCGGAGTTGTGCCGTATACAGGCATGCTCGGTACTGGGCAGTTCTTCAGTCTGTTGTACAGAGCATCTACCTCACCATTGAGGCCATTCTGAATCGTTGCCATGTTGAGCTGATTCTGAAGGCCAATGTTATCACGCTCCGCCTGAGCGAGCTGAGCCTTAACGCCATCGAGTTCAAGAGCGCAAAGCTTGTCGAGGATAGCCTGTGTTCCCCTCGTCTGTGAGTCGATGATGTCACGAGTGTTGTTCGCATCGGCAAATCTTGTTGCACTGCCTTCTGACTGAACGATGTTCTGAGTCTGGCATGTAGCAAGCCTGTTCTCACAGCAACAGTCTGCGAGCTGCGACTGGAGTGCGAATCTCTGATTCATGTCTGCCATCTGTCTTGCGTTTGCACTGATCTCCGCCTGAGAGAATCCATTGCAAAGCTGTGTGCTGATACCTGTCACTGCATCTCTGATGCCGCTGACGTTGGTATTCAGCATCTGATCTCTGAAACCATCGTTGATAGTCTCGGTCTGATTCATCCAAGGATAGAGGCTGCCGGCACCATTGCCGTTGCCACCCCATCCGTTATTGCCCCATCCAAGGAGCAGGAGCAGGATGATCCACGCCCAATCGCCACCGAAACCAAAGCCGTTGCCGTTACCATTGCCATACATAGGCGATACAGGCATTACCATTCCGCTTCCATTACTTTCTTCAAATGCCATAGTTTATATCTCCTTTCATAATTAAAATATTCTGTCATCACCTGTGGCCACCTGGTGTTAACATGCCTTGTATCTGCTGTGCCATCTTCACAGCGTTGTCATACTGAGCCTGTGTTACTCGTCCTGAGTTGAGCATCTGCTGTATCATCTGATTAGGATCTCCGCCTCTCTGCTTTAACTGGTTAAGATCGTTCATGAATTGCATTGGATTGATGTTCATTTCTTGGCTCCTTTCGTGTCGCTAAATTTTGCCTTCAGAGAGTCGATTTCTTTCTGAATGGAAGACAGTTCCTCTTTTGTCACAAAGTCGCTCTCTGACGTTATAATAGGTGCCTGTGCTGATGCATTCCTCTCTGTATAGTCCAGGATTTTCTTACTCGGCCTTCCAAGGCTGTCCGCTGACTTCAGATAGATAACAGGAGCCGTGGAATCCCACAGCATAACTGTCTGCCCTGGAGCCACGAGATATGAGTCCGCACCATTCTCTCCGACTACCCATGTGATCCCATTGCTGTTCTGCTGCTGTGCCTGATTAGGGAATTGATTATTCACCTGACTCGGATAGTATGCCGGTGTCTGATATGTCTGTGGAAAATAGTTGTATGCCATTACTCTTCACTCTCCTCTCTGTACCATGCGTAGGCCACTGGCTCCTTTCCGGAGTCCCACGCATCAAAATACGATCCGTCTTTGATAGCGACTACATGTGATCCTGTGCCGGCCACATATACGCCTGACGGATGGTCCTCTGCAAAATCTTCTACTGTGTAACAGTCAGGACAGGTATTCGGTATGTTGAATTTCTTGAAGCCATGCTGACGGAGTGTAGCTCCAATCACGCTGTTGCCGGTCATCACATCGCCCATCTGCATTCCATTCATAACAAGTGCGATGTACGCTGCTTCCCATCCCATGTTCAGGGCCTTGGCTATAGCTCGCACAGCACAGTCTCCTACCTTCCTGCCTACCGGATTCGGATTGAATTCAATGTATGCCATAGCGTTCACCTTCCTTTCTGGTTAAATTGTCGCAATAAAAAAGACACCACACAATTTCATGTTGGTGTCTGTTTCGTATCATTTTAGATGCTTGAACAGTTTGTCCTGAGTCTTGTAGACTATCCGCTTTATCTGTGCCACTGACATATCGAATTCCTCGGCCAGTGGTTCAAAGCATATCCCATCGAGGAGCCTTCGCTTCAGGATGGCCCTGTGCTTCTCATTCAAGATCCATTCGTCTATCGCCTCGGTTATCTCTGTGCGTGAGTAGTCTCTCATGGCCTCTTCCTTGATGCTGCTACATAGTTGGCATTGCCTCTACCTTTAGCTTTGACTGTTACATGTTTCCGCCTGGCTGTTCCCTTGGCCGTGGATCTGTTGCGCTTAGTCGCTGTCTTCCGTTTTACTTCTACCTTACTCGCCATTGTTGATCACTCCTTCCGTACCGGATTCAAGGTAATTCGCATTAGCACTGTCCTGGCCTTCGATAGTGTATGTCTCAGATGTGAAGTCATACTGATTGAATACCCACAACCATGCCAGGTTCGTGCCTACCATCAGCAGGATCGTTATGAGCAAGGCCGTGAGCAGCCTCTTCACTGTGCGCTCATGCCTGGCCGACTCGCTCTCGTACACGATGTATGGTACGTCCTTATGCTCGTCCATTGTGGCTCCTTTCTTAATACGGCATGCTCCTGTGTGTGTCGAACCACATAAGCAGGAAGTTCATTACCTCTTCTGTTGTGATTCCGTAGTCAGATAACGCACCTGGCACCTTCTCCATGTGCTTCGTGCATATCCTGTCGATAAGCTCTGCATCGGAGTTGATGGAGATGGAGAATCCCATATACGAATATCCATCAAATGGCGTAGGCAAAGGCTGTCCAACAGCACCCACGATTTTCTTCCCATCGACCATCAGATCGTTCCCATCAAGGCTCGCATCAATGCCTCTAATCTTTAAGAATTGCACCATGTCCTCAAGGAACATTATTGCTAAATTGCATGAAGGCACTGAGTATATTGCATCGACTGCGATGCTTCCTGGGAACAGGACTATCGCTCCGCCTTTGCGATCAATGAAGAAATACGGAATTCCATGCTCGTCGCAATAGTCAAAGTCGATATCTCCGTCTCTTCCGTAGTTGACACTCAGGTCTTCTATTGGAACCACACATGCAGCGTTCTCTATGCCATTCCGCCACATGTATATCAGCGATGGAACGATGCTGTCTTCCTGGCTGTTTTCATAGTGCTTCTTACGAGTTAGTTCTGTGAGTTCGTCTGAATACTTCTCTCTCGATGGATATATGTAGGACTCTTTATTATTGTAATACCAAAGCATTTTTATATCTCCCTCTATTTAATTCGCTGCAGGTACGCTTATGTAGAATGTTGTGTTTATCGTTGGTGTGAAGGTTCCTGTGCTATCTATGTTTGTAAACATGCTTGAAAGGCTATCGTCTCCCCCAGCAGTTCCAGTACCTGATTCAGGTATTCGATATGGATATACGCAAGGTGCAGAAGCCGTGTTATTTCCCCTTAAACCAGTGAACATGTTCTGGTAGCAGAAGTTTGCCAACGTAGTAGCAGGCAATGCCGGTACGCTCGTTAGTGATGCACAACTTTGGAACATGTTCTGGTAGCAGAAGTTTGCCAACGTAGTAGCTGGTAATTCTGGTGCGCTCGTAAGCGATGTGCATCCGCTGAACATAGTGGAGTAGCAATATTCTGCAAGTGTACTCGCTGGCAACACTGGTGCCTCGGTGAGCGATGTGCATTTGTGGAACATAAAGTTGTAACAGTTAGGTGCAAGTGTAGTTGCTGGTAGGTCTGGTGCCTCGGTAAGTGATGTGCAGCCGCTGAACATATTGGAGTAGCATCGTCCTTCCATCGTAGCCGCTGGCAACATAGGTGCGGCAGTGAGCGATGTGCAGTTGTAGAACATGTTATAATAACAGCCTTCTGCAAGTGTAGTGGCAGGTAACATCGGTGCCTCGGTAAGCGATGGGCAGTCTGCGAACAGTGATTCAAACACACGAGCTTGGACATCTGTCCGGCTGCCGAAGCCAAGCGAAACAAGGCTCATCACATTCCCCTGAGCTTTTACACTTCCGCTTATGGTGGCATGCACCAATGTGTTGTAGTCTAATGGGACCTTACCAGTTGTAGTATATGTCAGTCTCCACGGAAGCGTGTCTGTGTACTCGGTTGAGGTTTTAAAATAGACTCTGTCCGGATTTGTTCCGCCAAGCGAGATATCTGTGCCAAGAGTGTACGCTGTCCATGTATTCCTATCATAAGAATACGCCCAGTTTGGTGAAGGCACCGATGGGAAGTAATCAGGATTTACAGCTTCAGGGTTCCATGTGTTTGTCATTGTCTGAACCACTTCAAACTTCACAGTACACGCTTCCGTAGGATCATTAGCCTCAAAGTACAGAGGCACAGTCAGGTCAGGCCCCTTGTTGCTTGTGTACACAAGGTTATTGCCAACATAGATGTCAGATATCTTGCTGTTCCCCACATAGATGTCAGATATGTTGCTGCTTCCGATATGTAAGCTCATATTAACTCTCCTCTATCAGGTATACCCATCCGTCATACTTAGTCGCAGGTTCGCTGCTGCACAGTACGAATTTAAGTCCGTCTGTGTTGATCGCACTCGGTACTGTTGTAGTGTACTGAATTGACGATGGGATTATGTCTCCGTTTCCTGTGACCGACTGTCCTGTGACAGTTTTGAATGATGGCTTATTTGTCAGATCATTGTAGTTGCCACTGAAGTCTGACTTATTATCCCAGGCAAGAATTTTGGCTGTCGTGATTCCGCTTGCTGCACTCGCCTGAAAGATCGGATCAGATTCTGTCTTTAGCGGAGCATGATACTCGACAGCAGCCTTGAGCCTTGCCGCTGTGATGGATCTTGCCGTAGTCGCTGTGCCTGTCTGCATCTCTGAGACAGACATGGCCGAATAAGTAGTGTTGCTGTCTGTTACGGATGTTGTGCTTCCGTCACTACCTGTCAGCGTTATCGTTGTTCCGCTTTTCGTCAGCGTGTATGTGGTATCGTCCTCGGAAGTAATAAATCCGCTATCGTTCGTGAGATCACTCGTCTTACTTGGTATGGCTGTCGATGATGGAAGCGCACCGACTTCCGATGCCGTATATGTCGGTTTGCTCGATGCCTTCGCCCACGCTGGAACAGTAGGATCTGTCTCTCCTGTGATGAAGCCACTATCGTTAGAAAGGTCTGACACCTTCGTAGGCACTGTCACCTTTGCTGTGTCTCCATCAAGTACGGACGCACCATTCACCCACACATCCGCTACACTTCCTGAACCATTCGCTCCATTCGTTACGTTGAATGTGGATGTGGTCCCATCTGTGTACAGTATGGTGTATGTATCCACAAGGCCGGCAGTGGCTGTCTTGGTGATCGAAACTATTCCGTTTCCTGTGTCACCCTTAACGCCCTGGATACCCTGACTGCCTTGAGGCCCGGTAGGTCCCACTGGCCCGGTAGGCCCCACTGGCCCCACTGGCCCTGTAGGTCCTCGCTCCCCTTGGATACCCTGAGACCCTGTCTCGCCCTGAATACCCTGCTCCCCATCAGTCACGATGAAGTCGAATGTGGTCTCATCAGTGAATGTGATAGTGTAGGTCTTCTCTCGTCCGCTTGTCTCTGTGAGTTCGATGGACTCGATGCCTACGCCTGTCTCACCCTGTATGCCCTGGATTCCCTGGATACCTTGCTCGCCTTTAAGCGGATCAGTAGTAAATGTCCTGCCATCCGGTAATACGAATGTCAGGCTTGTATCTACGTTCTTGATTATATTCTGAATGGCCTCGTATACGATGGCCTCTGTGGTTCCTTCGTAGTCTGTGAGGATGATCTTCACGCCATTCTCGATACGCTCTACCTTGGCCGTGGCTCCCACATACCTGGGCATTCCGCTTCTGCTTCCGAGATCGGTGTTGCCGGAATGCCTCGTACTTAGTTTCAGTTTGTTAGCCATGCCTGATCACCCCCTTGAGTAGAGCCTCGCCTATCTCTATGCGGCCCATGTCAGAAGCGTCTGCTGTGCCATCATCGAATATCCAGCGAAGCTGCACTCTCGCACTGCCTGGCCTCAGCCTCAGCGTCTCTTCCTGTGAGAGGATGACAGTGATGTCTGTGTCGCTTCCATTCGCTCTCATCGTTACGGAAGGATCGTTGTTCTTGTAGTTGGATTTCGTGATCTGCACATCGCCCTGATCTAACGTCACATACACTGTGGCGTTAGTGATCTCTGTGCCTACGGCCGTAATCTCAAGCACAGGCGATGCTCCTTGTCTGATGAATGTAACGTCTATCATGATGTCCCCTTTCTATCTCTCGATCAGAAAGTCCTGTACCTTCTGTTCCTGTTCCGCCATCTTGCCTGTACTGTTATTTGTGCGAAGATGTTCAAGGATGGCAAGATCGTCCTGAAGAAGTAACGATATGGCCTTATACATAAATTTGTTCTGGTCTTCCAGATCCTTGATACGCCTGTTATCGTTATCGAGCTTCAGGTCGATAGCCTTGAATTGGTCCTTCATCATCTCGCCCAGGCCTTCCTTCAATTCCTTTTTCAAATACTTTATCCCCCCATACAGTGCGGCTATGAACGCTACCACCGCAGCTACCTGTGCCAATGTGATGTTATCGATCGCCATAGCCATCACCTCACTTCCGTGTGAAGCGCATTGCCCATGTTTGGCCTTGATATATGCGCTCCTGTACTTGATATGCCATCGCCATATGTGTACTCATGGTGTGGCAGCGTCTTGATGTATTTGATCGAGGCCATCCTGTTCTTCAGCGTGTCAGTTACTCCTTGCATGTAGAAGTCAGTAGCCTTGCCATGCATATGTGCGCTGTCTGCTACTGAGCCTGCAAGCCTCGCATTCTCGTATGCACACCTGAGTCCGCTTGTCACTATCATCGATCTGTTGTAGTGCTTGCGGATCTTCTGAAGGTTCTTGAGTTCGTTTACTCGCATCCATGTCGGATACCCTGTGCATCTACCACATGGGCATCGGAATTCTGATGGCTTGAAGTCCGGAGCATATGTCTTCACATGATGCAGGTGTCTCAGGAGCTTATCTGTGTCAGGGCCATATATCCCATCGATATCGCTCTTCCGCTTGAAGTATTTCTTCTGTAGTTTCTTGATTCCTTCCTCGCTGTACGGATATCCGAGTTTCTTCATCCATGCCTTGCGAGTGGCCTTAGTCAACATCGCCATCGAGTTCTCCTTCCTCTTCTACTACAGGCTCAGGCCTGAGTTCCTCAAGCTGCTTGAGTGCCTGCTCATAGTCCGCTTCAGGAACACCGGCAGCAAGCGACTTGATAATTGAAAAAACACCAGCAACGAGTGCAGTAAGAACCCACGCAAGAACAGCAATCAATATGGATATGTCAAAATGTTCTATCATCGCAGGAGTAATAACGATAGTAGTTGGAAGTGTAGCCGCTGCAGTCTCCCATACCGCATGCCACGCTCTCATAAGTATTGCTTTCCAATATTCTTTATCTTTCATGTCTTACCTCCTTAGCCAAGATATACCGCTGTATGTACCTTTGGTTCTGTGCAGTCCACGAGGATATCGCCTCTCTGGAGATGCTTGCCTGTGAATTTATATTTGTGGAATCCGTACTTAGGCCACTTGTTCATCATCGTTCTTGCTGAGCTTTTGCGAGGAGTCGCAATGCCAGCGTATCTGCATGCTACACTTACGAGATTGCAGCAGTTGGTTGTGGTCTTCTTTGTCAGCCTTGAACAGTCAAAGCCTACCTTCTTGGCCTTGTCATAGAGAGCTGCGTTCTTCTTTCCACTATTGGAATAACTTATCTTGTGACAAGCCACCGCCTTCTCCATGCCCTGAGCGATCTTGCCTCTCTTGGATGCGTCCTTCGCTCTCAGGACATAACTCCAGTGGTATGCGCTCTTCTTAGATTTACTGTACTTGTAGGCCTGCTTCCTTATGCCTTTTCGTATAGCCTGTGCCATCTTTGCCATGTCTATATCTCCTTCCATTCTCCATTTACCTTTACATAGATGGTGTCCATTTCCTTCCATGCTCCGTCTACCTTTACGGATACAGGGCCTGGAATCCATGTGCCATCCACCTTTGCGTATACCAGCGACTTCCAGTGAGCATAGATCTGTACATCCTCTGCTCCCATCAGGACTTCGCTTGTTACCTCTTCACCGCCTTCCGCATCTGTAAACCATCCAAGGAATTTGTACCCTGGCCTTACAGGAACCGGCAGGATGCCATACGCATCGTTATATGTCACAGACTTTGTCGCTGTGCTTCCGGCTATCGTCCAGCCTTCTGTCTCAGGAATACTTCCGCCATTCGCATTCGCTGTCAGATTGTAAGAGTTGATCTGCCATATGGCGTACAGTGTCGCTCCTGCATTGGTCGTATACGCTCCGCCTGGCGAGTAGTTAGTCCCTGTTCCTGCAGCGTTTGTATTCCATCTGAGGAATGTATGGCCCACTCTCGTAGCCTCTTCGGATGTCAGGTAGAGAGTAGTGGCCTCTCGCTTCGTCTGATTAGCCGGTGCTGTGTCTCCGCCATTAGCGTTGTATGCGATGGTGAAGTTCGACAATGCCGGTATCGTGAATGCTACAGATCCCGATAGTCCGTAATACTTAGATGTGATAGATCCGCCATACGGCTTATCGTTGTACCTTACACTGAAGCCTGAGTAACTCCTCGTGTATGCGCTCGTACTCTTGCTGACAACAAAGGACTGATCTCCTGTGGATATCGCTCCCTTTGTGTTAGCGACATCTCGTGCGAATGTTGCGCTGCTTCCGTATCCGGTGAATGTATAGTCAGCCTTCTTGAGAGTTCCGCCTGTAACATTCTGTATCTGGAATCTCAGGTTTACTGTGACTGTTCCGTTATTGTTGTTCGTTACGCCATTCTCAATGACTCTGGCTTTCCAGTTGTCTACTCCATTCCAAGATGTAGCCATAGAATCACCCCATTACACTGTGTACTTGATCCAGATATCTCCATCCTGGCCATCTGCTGATGTAGGCTCAGCCGTGGATATATGGATTCTTTCCTGCGCTCTGTCAAGGCCATCCTCGATAGTCTCCATCGCTTCCTCGATTCCATCCTCGATGTTATTGAGATGGTCCGCATCAATAGGCGTTACCTCGTTCTGCCAGTTCGTTCTTTCGTATGCCATGTCATTCCTCTCTTTCCTCGATCTTCTGCCTGAGCATGTCTATCTCTTCTTTCATCTCATCTAATGCTCGCTGCAGCTCGTTGATAAGACTCTGCAGCTTCTGATCAGTGCTGAGATTCGGATTTCTGTCATAGCCGATTATCATAGTCTTCCACCTGTTCCTCTCCTGACTTTCCTCGTCAGCGACTTGATTACGCACTTGCCTGTGCCTTCTATCTTGATGCTGTATCTGTCGCATCTCCTTGGGATGATAGGGATGTAGTCTCCGCCTGTCTCAGCAGGCTTGAATTCGTTGACGAGTTCCCAAGGCCCTTCGTTCTCAGAGATGTATACCCTGACGGATGATTCCGCCTCTCGCACAAGCCTCATGAGTATCCTGCTATAGATCTTCCTGTTCTCCATGAATTCATCGAATGGCCCAAACTGAGCCATCCATTCCATCTCGCTCATCTTCTCTGTAGCGTTGACAGGATTAACGATCTGCACAGTTCCGGATGTCGCTGCACCATGTCCGCATGGAAGCCATGGGGAAGCTATTGCATTTGCCTCACCGCACTTGATCGACTCGCCTGCGTGGTTGATGAAGTACAGCCTGTTACCTATATTGCAGGTGTCTATCATCCTTGAGTTGTCTTCCTTGTGCCAGACACCAAGTTCGATGTCCAATACCATGAGTGGGAAACCATCGCCACTCTGTATGGACGCATAGTATTTGTTGCCTTCTGTCGCACCTACTACATTCCTGAAGGTGGCATTGAATTTGTCAGAGATGCAGTACGGAGTTCCACCTTCATAGACCATGATGCCTATCTTCGACTTGTAGAAGACGCTGTCATTGATTACCACTACGGATCTGTCAGAGCCTTCCTCTACACCGAAGCACTGCATGTTGGATATCTGCCATGTCGATGGAGATGAGCCGTAGATCCTCGCCATGCTGTTCTGCTTGAAGAAGATGGCGTGGCTTGAGTGAGCAGCGCATCCTGTCCAATGGCCATCCGTACCTTGCTGTGCATAGTACGAATCAAGGCTCAGGCCCTGATAGTATTGCCAGTTGGTCGGATCACCGAGCTTACATGCATAGATGGTGTTATCCTCTGATGAGGCTCCCCACAGTCTGTTGTTCCATTCCATTACATAATCGAGATCCGGCATAGTCCTGGATATCTCGCCTGTAAGCGTGATGCCTGTTGCTCCCTCGCCAGTGAGTTCAATGAATGTCTCTCGTGGTAGGACAAGTTCTGTAGTCTCGTTCGTAGTGTCCTTTATCACTTCCTCAATGAGGCAGGACACTGTGCAGTCCATAGTCTTCGCTATGCTCTGTGCATCCGTATATGAGAGAGTTCCGCTTATGTTGATAGCGTCATCGTAGGCAAATGCCTTGAGACTCGGAATGACTATCCTTGCGTCCGTGTTGCTGATTGTCACCGCTGTACCTGACAACGATGCGGTCTCTTCAAGACTGATGTAGCTGCCTGGTACTATGCTCGCTGATGTAGGTGTCTGTAGTACGGAGATAGCGGTCTTCTGTGGGAAGAAGCATATCCTCGTATTGATCGCTACCATCTGCGAATCGTAGGTAAGATTATTTACTTCCGGCACCTTCTCTCCGTCAAAATAAAAGTTGATCTGATCGTTCTCATCTCGTGCGATGAGTGCTATCTTCTCATACCTCGCCATGATGCGAAGAGGCAGGACTGCTCCTTCAGGGAGTTCCATCTCTCCTCTTGGCTTCCTCGGAGCAAGCACCGGATACTCATCGGATGTGAGATTTTTCATGTCAGACATCTCGCCTTCCTCGACTACCTTGCGCTTGTTAAGACCCTTGAATTCAAGGCATCTCTCCTCAACAGGAGCCAGCATCTGGCTTATAAGCGTTGATCTGTTGTACCCTGGTGATACTAAGTTCGCCATGATATCACCGCCTTAATATATGTGTCTGAAACGTCTCGTGTGATATGCGTTCACAGCGATGTTGTTTCGTACTATCCAATTGATAAAGTCTGTCATGTCCTGGCTATGCTGCTCAGCATTGAGCTGATAACTCGCATACTCTTCATTCGCATAGTCTATCTGCGACTTGACGTAGGACACATACAGTCTGTCATATGGTGCAGGAGCCATGAGTTCTGTGGTATTTACATTCTCATAAGGCTCAAACTCCTCGTGGAGCTGCTCCGCCACATCCTCTTCTATCTCGTTGATGTATGTCAGGATCTTCTCGTTTGAGAAGCTGTTTGGCTTTTCTTCCTGCACTTTGTCGATTAATCCCTTGATTGTCATTGGTAATCTCCCTTTAAAAAACAGAATGGTGAGGACCGGTATCGATCCCCACCATCCGCCTTGCTACCAATCCTGGTGC